CTTAACACCATTACATGCGCGACCATAAGCGTTCACGCTAAGTGTTGATGGATTAATTTTGACAACAGCAGTTTCACCTGTGCCGTCAGAGATATTTGTAAACTTGCCAATAAACAATCGTTCACCGTCAAGCAATGTTTGTGATGCTACTACGTCAGCCATGATGCTCCCCTGTTGATTGAAATGAGGCGAATTAACGCCTCATCAAATTAGCTTGCTTGTGTAAATGTTACACCAGCCGCAACAGCGCAGAACGCTTTTGCAAACCACGATGTGCCGTCACTGATCACAGTAACTTGATCGCCAGCAACAGCTTGTGCATCAACAAAAGAAATGGTGTCATCAGCAGTACCGGTATCACCGGCTGCACCAGAAGCAGGATACGCTTGACCTTTGATAATGTTAGCACTTGATGCAGTAACGATGGTGTAGCTTGCGCCAGAAGGAGCTGCGCCTACGATGAATGTGTACATCAAACCAGCCGCAGGTGCAGGAAGTGTTGTCACAAATTCAGTTGCAGAACTTAAAAAGAAAATTGTATTACTTTGTGCAGTAGTCAATGTTGATGCTGCTGTTAATGTAGTAACTGTTTCTAAGCCAGTGATTGCACCAATAAATCCGTTAGTAGATGTCACTGGTCCAGAGAATGTGGTTGAAGCCATTTTGATTCCTCACATGCGAGTTGTGGATATGTGTCTGCATGTCGTCAGCCGGAACTGTCAGCATATCCTATTGTTTTCCGGAAATAAAGAAAGGGAGCCGAAGCTCCCTTCCGTCAATTAAACGCCCGCAGTACCGTAAACACCGCGTGGATCAGTCCACCCGACAGTGTAACGTTCTGTAGCTTTGTAGCGCATTGAGTCAGTTTCAAAATCACCTTCCATTGATTTTTCAAGACCGCGACGCATCAACAATTTCAAACCTTCCGGCGCATCAGTCTGAATCCACCAAGCAGTAGATGAAGTGATACGAGAAAGGTTAGCTTGACCTTCAGCTAATAAACCCATGGATTTAACTGGGTTGATGTCGTTGTCGGCTGTTCCTGCACGCAATGCTGATTTCAATAACACTTCAGCTTGAAACACGTTTGAAGGACCTGTTACGATTTTCTTAGGTGTTAAGCGAATACGTTTACCGTTGTTGTCAACAGCGTTACGGATCTGAATTAACAATTGTTCTAAAGAAGTTTGTGACAAGTTAGCAGCCGTTGTTAACTGATTGCTAAATGTACCAGAAACGATAGGATGCGATGTAGAAATTAAAGATACGCCGTCACCACCTACGTATGAACCGTTAAATGCGCGGTTCAACACGTTAGCTGATAAAGTTTCTTTAGTTTCAATCAAAGATTGCGCTAAGTGCTTCGCATATGTTTGACCAATACGGATATGATCACCGTCTTCTACTAATACTTTAGTCAAACTGAACGCTAGACCGTATACTTTGTAGAGGTAACGTTGTAAGAACAACACACCGCCAGATTGGTAAGATACTGCCATACCGTCTGGTAACTCTGGTGCAGCGCCGAAACCGTAAAGAACGGGTTCTTCGTGATAGTTACGGGGAATACCTTTTTGTTCTTTGAAAACCTGTTTCCATTCGTCAGCACGTTGATCGTAAACACCGTCAAATACTTCGTTAAGGATTGGTTCGACTACCGATCTAAAATCGGTACTTCTCATTGGAGTTGCCATGATTCAATATCCTCCTTTAGCTTACGCTGTTAACTGGAGCTTTGTATTGTGATTCGTTCAAGCGAACGGTCATGTTTACATAAGCATCAGTAGCTGAATCAGTGATAAGGTATGCATAACCGGTAATCTGGAATTGACCAGATGTCGCGACTTCTGCGGTTAAGTATGTTGAGCTGATACCAGTTGATGTTGATCCGCCTGGTGAAGCCACACGCCAATCGCATTCAGCACCAACAGCAGTTTGAACTGAATCAGTTCCCGCTGTTCCTGGGTTTGCAAATTGAACATCATAAATTGTTTCTGGATCATCATAAACCCAAGCAACAACGTTTGTACCTGTCGTACCACCAGTCCAGAATGGAGCGATAGTAGGTTTGCCAGTTGAGTCCAAGTATTCTACACCGGCAAAAATACCGAGTAATGAAATACCCGCAGCAGTACCAGAACGAGTACCGTCTGAAGTGCCAAGTTCAATTGTACCGGCAGTGACTAATTTAACTGGATCCCCAGAGTAAATAGACGCAGCGTATGCGCTCGCGATTGTATAGGCTTTAGGACGCATCTGACCACTGTTGTGGAAAGAAGGTCTGAAACCATAGGGTGCGCTAGTTGTAGACATAATAGCTCCTAAATGGAATAAGTTTTAAATGGTTCGTTAAGAGATGTCGAATTGCGCATCTCTATGTTCGCCAATTTCCAGATTGCCATCTCCCACAGTCAATCTTGACTTTGATGACTTTGCTTGCTGCTCAAGAAAATCTGCTGTATCAGTCAGTTTTTCTTCTTCACGCATGGGTGCATTGTGGTGAGCTTCGGTCATGTACTTTTCATAAAGTGATAACGGAAGTTTAAAAGCCAACATCTCGTTTACCCCAATGAAACCTTGCCAGTCGCCTGTTTTAAGCGTTGCGTATTCCCAGCCAGGAACGTCTTCTGGCTTCACGGGTTCATACCCCAATCGGATACGCATTTGGATGGAATCTCTGGGATTCGTTGTTGTTAGCCAGCAGCAATGCCAGCCTGGAAGTTTTGGCAAGTCCGGTAAACTGGACTGGAAAAAACTTTGTCGAAACATCTCAACCCGCTCGTCTTCTGTCACTTCCCGATTTTGTGTAACTGCGCGATCTGTCATCGCACGATTATTTCTATTGGTTCCAGCGGATTTGTTTAATCTTTCGTCTGTCATGATATTCGCTCCTTTCAGCGATTGGAAATAATTATAAATTGATATTCAATAAACGCAATACTATTTGTTGTTACGATCATACTCTGCGTAACGCTTTAAATATTTATTGCGAAGTACGGGATCATCCCAGACACCAGCTTCAACTAAAGCTGATTTGCGTTCTGGACTCACATACATTTCTTTGCGGGTTGATGTTGGTGCATGTTCACGACCAGATCCAACGGATGGGCCGCCACGCGCAGTACGTTCACTTTGTTTCTTTCCAAACTTTTCTGGTAGTCTGCGTGCCGCACGTTTTCTAAGCTCGTCCCAGTATTCACTTGTTTGTGGATTGAAACCGTCTTTTGCTAACGTCTGATCAATAGCAATAACAATTGAAGAATCTTCATCGCGACCTTGTGCATCATACCAAGGATTATCAGCAATAAATTCTTTGGCGTAGTGCATTGTCAAATCATCCATTTGATTTGGTTGCGTTACTGGACGTTGTTGTGCTGCCTGCTGTTTCTGGAATTGCAACTGCTGAACTTTAGCAATCGCTTGGTCACGGTAACGCATTGCCTGCGCTACATCTTCGCCATTTCCACGCTCAACCGCTTTGGCAATAACACGCTCTGCCATGTTTGCTTCTTGCGCTGCTTGATTGATATACGCATCATACGCGCCTAAATCAGTTTGGTGTGCGCGTACTTCTTGTACAGAAACTCTGCGCTCCAAATCATCATTGCGTTTACGAAGGAAATCCAGCTCTAACTTGTCACGACTAATCGCCTGTGTTTTTCTTTCTTTACGTTCTAACTTTTCTTTTCTACGACGCTCACGAATTGCTTCACGCTCACTGTCAACGTCATCGTCGTCATCGCGTGCAATTTGCTCGTCATAAGCCTCATCGCTTAATTCATTTATATCTTCGACAATTTCAATTTCATCATCATTGTCGTCATCTTCTCTAATTACGTCTGCCATAAATCACCTCCTACTAGATGAATGCTTTGATCTTTAATGGATCACCAGTGACTTGACCAATAATATCCAAGTCGTTAAAAATTACAAACATTGCCGATTCGTCAGTATCGGGAACTTTAACTTCCCAACGATCACCACCGTACTTGGCAACACGAACAAACTCGCCAGCTTGACACCATGCACCTTCCGGCCACGCTGTCATGTCATTACGGTTTTTAAACGCAAGTGGTCCTAGCGAAATCACTTTGCCGATCTGTGTGTTCCACTTCTCAGTGTCTTGTGTTCCAATGTCGAGAATAATCCCGCCACTTGTTTTCTTTTTTGGAGTGCGAATCTGAATCAGAACGCGGCTTCCAAAAGGCTGAATTCCTGCATCTACTGCTGGAAAAGCCTCTGCCATTGCATTCTCAAAGGTCATTGTCACTGTGTTTATCCTCGTCTATAAGATTTAAGAGTACGTTGATTGCCGCTTCATAACCGGCAACCGTTCCCACACGATACCCGTACTCGAAGGCATCGCGTGTTTGTGGTTTCTTCAAAGCCTCAACAGCAAACATTTGTTGTTCGACTTTGAGCTTGTTTAATAGCTTGGTTTCGATGTTCACCAAGCTGACTTCTTGCCTTTAGGTTCTGCTGGTAATTTTTGTCCATCGACTTTTTCACCAGCCGCCATGCGTTTGTGTTGTTTCACGTCCGCTCCGGTCATTGGAACTTCTTTGCCTTTTGTGTCTTTCATGTCATCTCCTTACGGATTAAAGTTAATGCCGGTTCCTGTTGTTAATGACGTTTTACTTTCATGCTCCAGTTCTGCGGCAGTGATAAGTTTAGCAGTATTGTTGTCGGCTGTGTTGATTGCTTCGCGCATTTGAATTTCAGCCATTGCACGTTGGTTCTCAGCATAGATACGAGCTTGCTCCGATTGCATCTTGTCAGCACGTTCTTGCTGTTGTGCAGCGATTTTTGCTTGTTCAGACTGCGTTTGTGTTTGCAATTTAACCTGTTCAAGTTGCAATCTTGCTTGATCCGTTTGTGCTTTTTGATCTAGTGCTTTTTGCTGAATACCTGCGCTCATCTGTGCAATTTCAAGTGCATGATCTGGTGGAAGCTGTGGCTGTGGTTTAAATTGCTCTGCTTGCTTATCCATTTCTTGCAATTGTTCACTAAAGCCATTCATTTGCTGTTCGATAAATTGTTGCACTTGTAATATCAGTTGAACTTGATTTTGTGCTTCTTCTGGAATCAATTGCTGCTTTTGTGCTTTATCTACAGCATCATGAGTTTCAGTTAAATAATAATTAAGCAAATGATCGCGTAAATGCACCACCATTGGAAATAAAAACGTTTTCGCAATCACAGGATTTGACCCAAACAATGGCGATTTAACAAATGCCATGTGCGTAATGATGTGCGCCATGTGATCTTGCTGTGGAAGTACATAAATTCCCGAACCCATAGCGGCTGCCACGTTTTCTGACGCAGGATCCATGTCATCTTGTGCTGGTTTTGGCTTCAATACTTCACTAGATGGCACTTTTAATGTGCGTAGGAACATTTCCTCGACTTTTCGCATGTCATATAACTGCGGAAATATCTGAGAACGTTGCATAATCGCTTGAATTTGCGCAAAACGCTGTGTTTCACTGAAAATTGCAGGATCACTGACAGGAATAATGTCCATTGGTCCATCAAAATCAGATGGCTCGATGTCAATTCCCGATTCTTGCGCTTTAATGTCTTCAATTGTCAGATAAGCACTGTTAATTCGGTGCAAAATCTTCAAACTACGCGACATTGAGCTGTGTAAACGCGAATGAATCGAGTTAAATACCACCATACCCTGTTCAATCAACGCCATTGTGGTGCCGACTGGTTGATTTGGGTTCTGATCTGACAGTTTTTCAAACGTGGTTTGCACAACACCTTTGCCGGTATCAACAAGGAAGCCAAGCAACTGCATCAAAACAGGTGATGGTCCGTTAAATGGCAATGGCATGGCAAGTTTACGCACGTCATCAATCAACGCGCCACCTTCCATTTCGACAACTTCTGTGGGTTGCACGTTCAGCGTTTGACCGCCCGGTCCGCCTTTGAGCTTTAGCAGTGTTGGCACGTTTTGAATATGCGCTGAATCAAGCAATGCACGCAGTGCGCCTGTTGCTGCGCCAGACAATCCACCAATCATGTGAGTCAAGCCGATTGGATACGCACCACGCCAAGGAACAAAAGCAAATTCAACAATCCACTCCAACTCTTTGCGTTGTTCGTCTTCTGGCTCCCAGTTACGATACAGCGACAAACCTTTCTCGGTGGATTTGTCTACGCTTAAAATGTAAGGTTCCGGCCCATCGCCAAAATCTAAGTATGTGTAGATCTCAAAAATAGTACGCAAACCGTCTTCGTTGTAGCTTAAATCTTTACGGCCTTCAATTTTGTCATTAGCTTGTGATGCTTTGCTAAACTCTGGATCTGTTGGCACACCCAAGTCAACATCGATATACATACCGCTCTTGACGCGACGATTGTACTCAAACTTGGTAATGTACTGCACATGCGTCTTGCGTTCGGCTGTGTAGAAGTTTGTGGCTGCAAACGGCAAATAAATGTCATCGATAGGAACAAACTCTGCCATCGGACGTTTATAGAGTGGATTCCACATGAATTTCATGTACTGACCACCACCAAGTGGAAGTTGCGTGCTTAACTGTTCAAGCTCACCACGAAACTCAACCATCTGCTCGGTTAACTGCCAGTTCATGAAATCAGTCTTACGATCTGCTTTCTCTACTTTGTCTTGATCCTTCTCACCAACAATTTTGCTCTTTACAGGACCGTTAGCGGGGAAAATCTCTTTCATCACACGCGCAGAAAAATCCACGCACGCTTCAACAAGCATTGGATGTACTACTTTGTTTGCACCGGTGAACTGTGCGCCACCCGGTGCATCATCGCCAAGACCAGTGCGTCGAATGCCTTCTTCGTATTGTTTGTCGCGTTTCTCGCGTGCTTCTTTGTCGTTGGTAATCTTGTCTATCAATTCACTGATAGCCATCTCAAGATCACCTTGATCTACTTCATCAATGATGTTAGCAAAATGCTCTGCGTTTTGTTGTGACTCTGCTTCATCCTGCAAGCGAACGATAGCACCACCATCCTCAGTGTCTTCAACGTCAGTTTTGTCGGTATCCTCAAAATCTACGTTTTCACCTTCTTGTGCATCCGGTTGTTCTTGATCTTCGTCGTCTTCAAATTGTTGTGCCATCGTTTACCTCTGTGTGTGTTTCGTTTGCGTGAAGTATAGCATATTAGTATAATTGACTTACCCAGAAAGGAGTTGCTGACGCATCAAGTATCTGGGCAAGTCACTTGGGCAACTCCTGTTTATTATTTATACCAATCTGGATATTTAAATCCTTTTCCTTTTGTTGTTATATCAATAATACTTTCTCTTGCCATTTCTGGTGAAATATTTCCTTTTTTCAAATCATTTAATACGCGCTTTTCAATTTCTTCGCGCAATTTATCTTTTTGAACACCCGATGTTGGGAAGTTTTCTCTAATTAGCTCCCATGTTGGAGATTGCATTGATTGCGGAATAACTTCAGCTTTTTTAGCTGCATCACGATATGCATCCGCATATAATCCATACATTCCACTAGCCATACCAGATTTTGCAGATCCTTCAACAACTCCAGGAATTGCTCCTCCACCAAAAGCATGTCCAACTGGTATTCCTTTTTGTGAATACGGAGTTAACAATCCTGCTGAAACAGCATGAGTATCAATCGTTATATCTTCTGGATGAAAAGGATCAGCTATATTGTTATAGAAATTTCTAATTTTATGACCAGATAATCCCATGTTTTTAGATATATTTTCTATGCTAGAATCTTCAAGCATATTAACTGCTCGTAACAAATTAGCGTTTGATTGCCACATTAAAGATTTTGGTTCGCCTTTTAATGTTCGCTGAATTTCTGTTAAACCACCTTCTGGTGTTAATCCATAAAAGTGACCTGGCGTAGTTTGTTCATCAAAAGATCTTATCCATGCTGCTTTTGCTGAAGAATCTGGCATGTCTTGCAATTTAGTTCCTTTAAATTCTCCGGATGGCATTATTGTATTTTGATGATTTCGCCATATATCGGCTAATCTATCTGCTTGCTCAACATTTTGCATCCAATCCATTCCTGGAGATAATCTTGCAAGAACACCTGCTGATGCTTCAATTGGAATATCATACGCATTTGACATGTCATTTGCCAAAGCGTTTGCGCCTTTGTACCAATTGCCAGATCTTTTAAAGAAATCATCTTGTGATTGTTTTGCTAAATATGACAAGTTGTCACTGATATAATTTTTATAATCTTCAAATCGCGCATCAGTTGATCTTTTTCTTGACGGCATATATTCAGCCATCAATTTCATATTTTTTTCAAATGCTTCTGGGTTTGATCTCATTATTTCAGAATTAATTATATATTCTGGTGTTGAATGAAATCCCATTTGTTCAGCAGCAATTGCAGTTGGATTTGCAGTTGATATGCGTTGTCCAAGTTTTAATCCTTCTTCTGGTTCTGTAATTACTTTTTTCTCTCTAGTTGCTCCAATTTTACCAAGTTGTGATTTTGGACTATTAATTGAACCAAGTGTTGCTGGACTAATTTCTGGAGCAAACGGCATTGCACCTGTTTGCGCAAGACCAGCAAACTCCATTCCTGCTTGAGCTTTTTGTGCATCAGTTCTGAATATTGGATGCTCCATTGCGTATAGCGGATAACTTTCTTCGTCATAACCAGCATCTTTAGCGGCTGCAAGTTCTGCATCTGTTAACTGATCTGTTGCAATTGCATACATATCGTTTAAATGCTTGCCATAACGCTTTGCCGCTTCAACTGGATGCAAGATTGTCGATGCAATCATTGAGTCATTGTCCTCAAAGTTTTGCTTTTCACGCATGTCATCAAAGTGCGCCATCGCTCTGCGATACAAACGCTCGTGCGCTGGATCTTCAAATTCTGATACTGAGCCACCATCAGCAAATGGCATACTGTATTCTAGTTGCACTTGACGACCAGCACTGTTGTGATCGGCTGGTTCAAAATAACTTGCGCTTAAATTGCCATCACCTACTTTGCCATTATAGCCGGCAGTGTACCCAGACAACCCATCACTGTACTTTGTGTGCAAACCTTGCAAACCAAGTGACGCACGACCTTCGCCAACAGGAACTGAACCAGTAAGATTGCCAAGGTAAACACCTTCGGCTTCCATTGGTTTAATCATAGTGGCGTTAAGATTAACGCCTTTGCCAACGTCCACACCATAATCAGCAATGAGCGTGTGCAAATCTTTATCACGATCACGATCACCTTTTGTTGTGGTGTTGTAATTGATACGCGCCTCAGTCTTGCCCATCTTTTTTGAGCCGCCTGTGTTTTCCATCAAATCATCAAAATGTTGCATGGCTTGATGATATAAACGCAATTGATCTGTATCATCAAATGGTAAATCGCCTACAACAGAACCGCCTTCAGCGTAACAAGTATCCACTTCCCCTCCTTCTGCCCACTTAACCTTGTCTGCCCAGTACGCGGCACTGCTTTTGCCTTTGGCAATGTTCTTTGCATGACGTGCCTTGAATGATTCACGCTTTGCTGTCATGCGATCTGACTCACCTTCTTTTGGCTTGCCTGCTGTTTCAGCACCTTGCTCACCGAACCGAATAACCTTCTCTTTGCCATCAACCATTGTTTTAACAATATGTGACTTGGTTGGATGGTTTGGCGTGCGTTGTGGTTTGTCTAACTGCAAACTGTCTTTGTCTACTGAGCCGCCTTCTGCGTAGCGAGAATCCCATCCCCATTCACGAATAGAATCGCCATTAGTGAATAACTGACGCGCAGGAACTTTCTTGCTAAGTATTTTGTAATTACCACCAAGCGCACTTTCACCATGTTCTTTTGCGTACTTTTTATCAAGCGCAACCCAATCGCCATGATTGATTGATAATGGCTCAATCGTTTCTTCTGGTAATGATGCAAGTCTATCACGCTCGTTTGATGCCCATTCATACCAATCAGACTTATTATCAAAATCAGCATTTTTTGGCATGCGTCCACGTTTCATATAGTTTGCTAAATCTTTTTCAAGTCCTGCAATTTTTTCACTGTTGCTTTGCATTTTAGGCACAGCACGGTAAATAGAAACTTTTTCATTTGGCTTGTCTTTTAGACGCTGTGCCATTGCAAATAGTTGTGCGTCTTCTGGTTCGCCAGTTCCATAGTATTGATTTGCTTGTGAAGAATACACATCACTTGGATAAATAGCGTTTTCATTAGCGGTTAAGTCATGAAGTGGCGCACCAGAATCGCCAAGTGGTGCAGAATGTTCACCAACGTAATCCTTGTATTTACTTAGTGGATCCATGCTAAGTGAAGGCCCATTACCTTCATAATACTTATCTTGCAACTCATCCAAGCTACCAGCACGATATTTAGCTTTTGATTCAAATGGAATCATGTACGAATCGCCATGCTCATCTCTAACTTTTACGGCATCATAACCAAGAGCTTTTCCAATTCGTCCTCTATCGGCTTGAAGTTTCCATGATGATTCTGCCATGTCTGGTATGCCAGTCACGCGCATAACTTCTTCATGATTCATATTCCAAGGCGTAACATCTTCTGCAATTGCTGGATACAAAATGTTTTCAATGTCATCCTCAGATGCTTCTGGATAATGACGACGCAATAAATTCATTGTTTCATCATATTTATCCCCAAAATCATGACCAATTTTATTTTCATTAACGTAATAATTTGAAATTTTATCGCCATGACTTAATGCAGCATGTCTATCTGGTGTTGCAAAAATTGCATCGTATAATCCTTCGCGTTTTATTTTTGGTACAAACTCATTTGATCCATGATGTAACTTTAAGGCTTTAATTGCTAATGAAGGCCCATTACCCTCATACTTATAAATCAAGTCCTCTAATGGAATATCAGACAACTTACCACCAGCAAGTGGATAGTTTTCACGACGTTGCGCCATGTCCATATCAAGACGATCTTGTGTTGCGCGTGCTTGTGCTTCGCCTGCCAATCTTTTATAACTTTCAATTGGATTTTTATCTCTGCGCAACATTGTTTCAGCTATGCTTCTTCCATTTCTATTTGCTAGGCTTTCCATTTGCAAACGTATATCGTTATTATCAATTTCGCCTGCTTTCTTTTTCTCTAATAAAGATTGCAACAATTCCGATTGTTGATCGTTTGATTTGTCATATATGTTTTGCCAATAAGATTTGGAAAAATCACTTAATTCAAACTCTGCTGGACTACCACCTTTACCCCAACCTTCTTGGTTTTGAATAGCGTGTTGCAATTCATGCAATACAGTGCTTCTTGCCTCTTTTGGTAGCAAAGATGGGTTTAATGTTAGATCCCCATCACCTAAAGAACCATAAGATTTACTATTTTTTTCTTGCATAAAAACCGGCATATCCATAATGCTTTGATTTTCATAATTTTTAGTAAACCCATAAGGGTATTCATTTTTTAATTGATCGTGTTCAAATAATCTTTTTATTCTAACTGGTGCATTTGGCGTTAAAGTGCTGGCAGCTTCATCCCAAGCTGTACTTATGTTTGGAGCCATAAATTGCCCATTTTCTCTGTTTACCCATTTATTTAATGGGATAACATGCGACATTTCTTTATCACTAATCTCACTAAACAAAGTTTTATCCGGCATACGACCAATCAAATGCTCGCGCCACACTTCTGCTGGATCTGCGCCTTCATCTAATTTCTTAGCGGCTAATTCAGCAGCTACCTTATCCCAGTTTCTTGATTTAGGCCCAATGAATGATAATCCTGCTGGTAAACCTTCCGTTGCCTTAACACCTGGTGCTAATGTTGTCAGTGCATCAGCAAGTGACTGCGCACGACCACGTTTAAACTGTGGTACGTTGCTCATCTCTGGTATCTGCATTGGTGCATTGCCATAAGACCAGTTCTCAATCTCTTCTGGTGTTTTGCCCATGAGTAAATCACCAGCACCTACGCCACCGGCTAGTGGCACCCAACTTGGAACTGTGTATTGATTGCCAACGTCACGCGCACTGCCAAGCATCTCGGCAAGTTTGCCAAGGTTCTCGTTTTGGTCTTGTGCTTTTACAATTCCACCTTGTGCGTACTTCTCTTTCAGCTCATCCAAATTACCAGCACGCTTTGTAATTTCTGGATACTCATCACCGAACATGACGTAATTTCTTGTGCCTTTGTCAGTGCTACGCGATGTTGCGTCTAAGTATTTAATACCAGGTATGTCAATGCTGTGTAAATATTCAGCCGCCTTTTCTGGTGATCCAAGCATCTTGGCTAGTTTATGATAAGTGACCGACCCTTCTGCTCCTTTCTCAAACGCTGGTGACATGTTCTTGTACATGTTGATTTCTTCAGCAATCTTTTCCATTGCAATTTGATCTTCACGACTTGGGAAATTGTAAGTATTAGCAAACAAATCATCTGGATTAAATTCGCCATTGTCGTATTTAGATGAAATCGCGTCACGCGCATTCTGTAACTCTTGAATCTTTCTTGGTATTGCTTTGCCAACATAACCTTCAACGGGTTGATCCCAGTCTAGCAAATGATGCTCACCAAGTGGATCCATTTCTTCACGTTCTGCGTTAGGCCAGCGGATTGAGGTTTCGTAGAGGTTGCCTGTTTGTTTTATTGGCTCATCATATATTTTAATGTTATCTCTATTTTTATCTAAAAAATCTGCAACATCTGGCCATAACCTAGCATAAGGCTTTGAATGATCACCTTCTCTATATATTTTGATAATGTCATCAATAGATCTACTTGGATCCGTTACCAAAGATGCTAATGCTAAATTTGGTGCGCCTTTTAAATCTCTAATATCAATTGGAACACCATTTAACTCTGCTTGATAAATGACATCAGCATCTTTTGATAAATTTTTTCTATAACTTTCAGCAACTAAGGGATTTTCTGCAAAATAAAGTCCATGCCCATACGCTTGCGCACCTTCGCCTGTCCCAATCTTTGACATGTCAAAACGATCAAACAAATGTGGCGTACCATGATAGGCTTTGATCGCGCCACCAAGTCCAGCGGCATCAATAATAAAATTAGGATCACGCATCTGCTCAGTCGTTGGCACTGCACGCACCGCTGCATCTTTTAATCCAGTTAGGAATTTCTCTGCATTAGGATAACCACCAAGCAATTGCTCGTAGTCTTCTAAACCATATTGTTTTGCTAAATCTTTTAAGTCTGCCATGGTCAACTCCTAGTAATTATGTGGCGCATCAATTGATGCAACGATGTCGTCTACTTTCATAGGATCGTACATTGTTGGTGGTGTGCCGACAAGTCCACCGTTGGCAAAGTCTTTCTTTAAATACTTGTTGTATCGTGCATCAAGTGCTTTTAATGCTTTAGCATCAGTAAACTGTTCGTATTGTTTTAACAAATCATCAAGCTCTCTATCTTTAGCACTTTTTAACATGTGAAAGTATTCATTCTTACCAGCGGTGCTGTTAATTACTCGTGCTAATTCTTCTGGATTGTCAACATTACGACTTAAATATTCATGAAATCTTGGCAAGTCTTCAATCCCAAGACCCGATGCAAAGTTGGCTGCTTTTACTTCTGCATCAGATATAGGTTTATTAACTTTCATATCACCACTAATTAACCACTCACCCGTCATGTTTGGACTAGTCTTGTATCGATAAAAACCACCAAACGGTATTTGATCTGTAATATGTGCTTCTTTAGGAATTAATATGCCTTTTTTATTTATACCACGCTCATTAGCTAGTGTTTGCCAATCCACATCTGCTGGAAATTCAACTTCTGCCCATTGATGCTCAAATGGTCTATATACGGGAGGTTTGCCACCTTTTCCAATATGCGTTGCAATAGGAACATCACCAGCATGCCAACCAGGTCTATACGCTAAAGGTCCAAGTATTGATTTAACTTTATATGCATTTTGAGTTGCCGGTGCGCCTGCTTCAGCCGCAACCCATTCGTTCATTGGCACAGGTTTATCTGCATTTACAAACAATGGGTAAAGCGTATCTGGATCATTTTCTTTTGTTCTAAATAATTTATAAGCGTTGACAGTTTTTTCTGGAATGTTAACTGTGCCAAGTGTTCCGCCTGCTGAACTTGGTGCAAATGGCATTGATCCAGTTTCAGCTAACCCTGCTAAATCAAGTCCTGCTTGTACCTGCTCATTCATTGACGGAACTATACCTGTTTGGTACCAAGAGCCTTCATCTTCTAATGCTTGATTAGGAATACCTGCGGCTATACGCATCTTTTCTTGCAACCAATCACCTGCACGCTGTAACGCTTCGGCTGGATGTCGAATAGACGATGCAATAACGGAATCATTTGGATCAAAATTACTATTCTCATACGCACGCTTTAGTCTAGCTAAGTCGTCTGCATAACTTTGGTCATCTTGTGAATTTACTTCACCACCATCAGCATAATAATATTTATTGAAAAGCTCACTAAGAGCATTAGAGGGATATTGTGGATTATATTGCATAAGGATTCACTCGCTCACGTTTTGGCTCACGTCGCTCGTCGATGTCCTTTGCTACCGGTAACTCAAACCATCCATCGTCTTTGAGATAGATGACCGCCTGCGTGAACGTATCGACATAGTCGTCGTGTTCTGCCACTGGAAATTTTGCCAGTTGTTTTAAAAATGCAGCCGCCCAACTAACGGGTTGACCACGATTCTTTTTAGACTCTGGGATCCACAACAAACCCAACTCTAATGTCGGTGCAGCTTGGTGTGCGCGTGAAATCTTGTCTGCTTTACCGGGATTATAACCCACTGCTGGAACTTTCGCCAATCTCAGATCCTGCAAAAGTGATTGCCCACTTGCCTTGGCTTCCACTAGGATTCGATCCGGTCTGCGTGCGCGTGAATGTGGTGACTCTTTTGACATCCCGCCATACTCTGTTGTCCAATCCTTGATTGCCTTGGCACGCAGATCTGGATAACTGAGATGCTCATCCCAAGCATCAATGAGCATCGCGTTGCGCTCGCCATTGTGCGTAAACATTGCCCACACGGTGCAAGCCGTTGGATCGCCTGTTGTCTTCTCGGTGAACGCGCAGTCATAAGACTGTAGGATGTACTCAAACGGAGGCAAGCCATCATCTGCTGACCATAAGCCAAAGTATTTGGTCTTGAGGATACCACCACCACTCGGTGTTGGATCTTGTTGCAACTGACCAGCACTGCCATACGAACCAAGCAGCTGTTTGAGCATAGTGATCTCTTTCTCACCAAACCGCTCTGGACAAATCAGCTCGCCTTTTATTTTGCGCGGATCATACGAACCTAAGATTGTTTTGCGATGTTTCCCGTCCCACTCTGCGGGAATACAGATATGCTCCCAACCTTTGATGTCGTTTAAGATATGACCGCTAATGTCTTGCTCGTGCAGACGTTGCATGACGACAATCATTGCGTCGGTCTTGGGATTGTTCAAACGTGTTGACCACACCATGTCAAACCATTCGAGATCTGATTCACGCATTGCTTCCGACTGAGCTGCTTGCGCTCCGTGAGGATCGTCGCAAACAAGCCGCGAACCTCCGTCGCCTGTAACACTGCCTCCAACAGACGTTGCGATACGATAACCCGTTTTGTCATTCTCGAAACGTTGCTTGGCGTTCTGATCCCCCGTAAATTTAAACATGTGACCCCAGCGTTCTTGATACCAGCTTGACTGCAAAAGTCGTCGTGTTTTCAAGTTATCGCGAGTGGATAATGTTGAAGAATAAGACGCACAAAGATATTTCTGAGCGGGATCTGTGATCCACTCCCATGCAGGCCACATGACTGACACAATCGTTGATTTAGAGTGACGAGGAGGAATGTTGATTAGCAGTCGATGTATCTCGCCAGCACTGACTGCTTCAAGATGCTCGCAGATTTCCTCGATGTGCCATGACTCCATGAATTGAATGCCTGGCTCAACCACATGCCATGACTGTTTAACAAATTCATAGAGTGAAGCAGACGCTGCGCGTCGTGCCTTCTCAGCCTTAACCTTTTCGAGCAGTGTCACGCACTCGCCTTTTGAAGTAGCGCATGCATCGTATCCAGCTCATCATCGCTCAAGCCTTTGAAGTCGCCAGCGGTTTGTTGCGTGTTGTTGATCTGAATGGCGGTATCAATGTCTTTGCCTAGGATCGTTTCCTTTCCTTTTTGCAGTGCATTCTGCGCTTGCGTGTGTTCTTGGATGGTAATTGTTTCATCAATCTTGCGCATCATTGTTGAAAGATTCTTCATCGTTGAACGCTTGAAGAACTCTAAGTGTTTAAGCCTATCATCAATTTCATTTTCAACAATGTCTTTTGCTGTTGAAGTTAAAGTTGAAATTTCTGACTGAACCCGCACAGAATCTACCACCAGATGTTGAAGTTTTTGCTTTTCCCATCCTTCTGTTTTTGCTCTTTTTGAGATTGTAGCGCGATCAATCCCCACCTCATTTTGAATCTCATTCAGACTCTTGCCGATCTCAAAAAGCACCTGTGCTTTGCTCCAGTCCTCTAAAGTCGCCCTCTTTCCCATAACTGCTACCTCCTTAACGGTAACGGAGAATAATTTCTTTACACATTGCGGATCGCACAATGTCATCAATTCCAAATTCAACTATGCCGATTTTATCCACATCATAAAGCCGATCAACTGCATCGGCAAGTCCAGACAAACCTCGAATGTCTGTCTGCGCAATGTCACCATCAATGATTACTTTGCAGTCATCACCAATCCGACTTAAAAATAATTTCATTTGCGATGGCGTAGTATTTTGCGCTTCATCTAAAATACACAGACTGTTCTTAAATGTACTACCACGCATGAACTCTAATGGCTTTAATTTGATCTGTCCGCGCTTAACCAATAGGTCAGTATAGGATTTTCCCAAACGCTCCTCCAAAACGCTTAAAAGCGGCTCCATGTACGGTGCAAACTTTTCACCAAGATCGCCAGGCAAAAAACCAAATCCTTTGCTTGATGCTTCGACGTTTGGTCGCGTCAATATCACGCTATCAATGAGCTTTTCTTCGAGCAGCTCCGCTGCGTATGACGCGGCTATGTACGTCTTTCCCGTTCCTGCCGGACCGACAGCAAAAGTGATAACGTTTGCACGAATAGCATTGATGTATTGTTGCTGTGCTTTGTTTAATGCACGCAACTGGGATTTTTTTAGTGTTGGCGTTACTTCTTGTACAAACTTTTGTGCGCGTCGATCTTTGCGCTTAAGTTTCTTTTCAAAATCCATGTAAGATCCTTATGAAAAAAAATATATTGCTATCACTAAAAGCACTGTTTACTACCCCATGACAATCAGTTCTAATCTGCCCTATGTCATTAGTAGACTACCGTTACCAGTAGCCGTAACCCGTGTGGATCGCGTAGCTAGTGCGATTTATCCACTTTAAAGGCTGCAAGGTTGCGAATTGCGGTACGCTACAAGCAATGCTTTTAGTGATAGCTAGGCATCGCGCTAGGTAATTGACTGCTTTCCGCCCAGCGCGATTGAAATGAAAACTAAAACATGAACACGATAGCCATCACGCTATCACTAAAAACACTAACACCTAAATGCGTTTAGTGATAGCAAAAACCACCACGTCATTGATGCAAACAACGTGGTGTAAAAACTCCCATTTAATCAATTCCAAACTTCCTAGGGTCACGATTGATTAAACGGGTGACTAACCAAGGATCTGATAGTTGCCGGTGCTGATCTCCGGCTTAGTGTTATTCGGTGGTGTACTTTCAACCACTCCCAAGTTTCCTATTTGCACCGACGTGCCATTACCGCTGCGTATCAGCCTACGCATTAACTATCAATAAAACAACATGGTGTAGCTGATTAGACTCTCTTAGCGCACGTTATCATCGTGACAAAACCATATTATTTTATTGATAGTGCTTGTCTTTCCAAGCTGTCAACATAACTAAACCCAAGCACACCACAGTCATTGATAAATCGCCAAGGTTAAGGAAATTTACTGTGATGTGCTTGTATATTTAATCTTCGTTGTCTAAATATTTTTCTGAAATTCTTTCGATCATCATACTATCTGCAATGTAATACGCAAGTCCAGAAATGCTTTCAAACGCCACATTAGATCTTCCAGATAAAATTCCCTGCATTGCATGTGCTGCAAAATAATCACGACGTTCAATATCTTCATTCATATTTTTACCCATAAAAAAAACCGTCTTCTTTGTTAGGTGATAATTGCCGTGAAAAGTTGCGGCTCTAACTTGAATTCGGTTTTGTTTAACTTTTCACTAAATTAGGTTTATCACAACCTGCACATATTATACATCATTTTAAAAATTTATTACGCTTAAAAGTTCGCACAACATAAACGCCCTACCGCCCTACTCCTAAAGAGAGTAGGGCGTGGGCGGGCGTTATTTATGCTGTTTTTGTCAAAACGCCCGCCCTAATTAAAATACCGCCCTAGGGCGTTTTGGGCGTTCCATTATTTCTCATTTTTCATCATAATGAGTGCTGATGCATTAACTTGATCAATCATGATCCAGCCATGTTCAAATGGTTTTATCACGTCACCGCCTTCCATCAGATTTACAAAGCCATTTGTGGTTGATGGTTTTAAAGCATTCTCTGCTGTGCGCTTTGCCCAACCATCTGCATCAAGTTTTGCCAAGAATGCTGATCGGCTAATATACGGCATCTCCTCTCTGATTTCTGTGCCAGTTGCAAACCACACCTTCTCAAATAGCTTTCTGTGCGTATCTAACTTTGAATCTTTTTTAACCGCAACTGGTACATCAGCAGGTGACAACACGGCACTGTAAACTTGATCGCCATCCTCATCAATCCATCCAGTGATAGCAATCTTTTCAAGCGTTGCATAAACATCTAATGTTAACTCAGCATCCTTTGATTTCTTTTGTGATATTTGCATTGGTTTATTTTCATCACCAGGCGAAACACTAATTTCAATATCGAGTGCGCCACGCCATGCTGAAGATCCACGCGCCCTGTGTTGCGTTTCAGCAGACACACCCGTGTGATGCACTAAGATAACGGTACATCCAAACTCAATCATTAAACCAGCGCACGCATCTAACATGCTTTTTGTGTCTTGTGCTGAGTTCTCATCACCAAGCAAAAAACGATGCAAGGTATCAAAAACAATTAAACTTGGCCTTTCATCAAGACTTAACAGTGCCTCACGCACACGCTGATAACCTGCCGGTGTATTAAGATCACACCCAGACTTTGATACCCACATATTAAGTTTGCCAATATTATTCTTTTGCTTCCACGCAGCTATTCGACCACGCAAACCATGATGACCTTCACCGGCAAAGTAGCCAACTGATCCAGGCTTAACTTTATGTCCCATCCATTCACCACCGCCAGATGCAATGCGAAGGCACTGATCAAGAACCATAAATGTTTTACCACCGCCAGATGGTCCATGAATCATAATGAGTGCTTCTTCCTGTAGCCATCCTTTAATCAACCATTTAATTGGCGAAGGTTGCGTGCTTAAATCATCAGCAGGGATTAACCAATTATCTTTTGGCGGCATAAGTAAACTCAGCAAGTCACCACCATTGGCAACGTAATCATTTGCGTCACCAAGTTCCGGTGGCAAAACTATTCTTGCGCCATGTTTTGCTGATGCTTGCTCTGCGTAACGCATACCGACACCAGATGAGTCATTATCGGCAACAATAACAATGTCCTGTGTTGCGCCATAGGTTTCTCTCATGATGCCTGTCACTGGAACAATGTTTGATGCGGAGTAAGCAACGATACAAATACTGCCTGTTGCTTCATGAATGGTAGCGGCTGTGGCAAAGCCTTCTGCAATAAAAATGGTTTTAGGATTTTCAGCGTTTCCAATTGACCAAAACTTCCCGCCAGTTGCACCACCTTTATGATAGAGCTTACCACCGTCTGTTGAAATGTATTGAAGCGTTGATAAGGTGCCATCTTTGTTTAGCAATGGAACAACAAGCCGTCCATCACCAGTGACTCTTGCACCATGAACGCAGATGCCTTTCTTTTTTAAGTAAGGATGTTCTTTGTTTGCTGGCGTGCAATCTGACCATATCTTTGATACTACATCCTCAGTAACTTCATGTTGTTTTGCAAGTTCAGCGTCACGAGCAACTTTAGCTTCAGACATTCTGCGCGAGTGTGCCATTTCTTCTGCGGCAGTAAACTTTCGCCCAATGTCTGCACGAAATGACATTTCAGTTCCAGCTCGCCAATCACCAAACCTACCTGCTGGTGTACCATCGCCATAACAGATGTACCATCCTGTTTTATCTCCAGCACCCGATGATCCTTTTGATCCTGTTCTAAATCGATGAATCTTTCCATCCATGTAAATAGTAGATGGTGGATCAATGCCAACATCACGCATCGCATTAACTAATTGCGACTCTGGCGACTCTGGCACCGATTCCACTGGCGGATAAAAACTCCCATTAAAAATATTAGTTAGATCTGCCATTGTTGCTTTCCAAGTAATCAGTTAATTTTGTCATGACTTTATAAGTCGGATTAGCATTTTCATTATCTCTAATCTCTCTAATGGTATTGAAATGAATGCCTGTTGCTTCTGCAATCATAGATACTCTGCGATCTTTTAATAATTCTCTTATTTCATCTAACTTCATCATTTTTTTTATTCCTGTTGGTGGTTAATTTTTGAAATAGAATATCATAAATAATATTTTATTGTTGACATTTAATATTAAAATGTTTAAAATCTTTTCTCAAGAGCTAACCGGAATTCCTCCAACCAGCTCAGAACAGGAGAAAAACAATGGCTATTAATTTAAAAAACACGTCTGATGTACACACCAATGGCGTTAAAGTTTTAGTGTACGGACATGCTGGCGTTGGCAAAACTACGTTGTCAACGACAATGCCAAATCCCGTGATTATAAGTGCGGAAGGTGGTTTATTGTCAATTAAAGACAGCAACATACCCTATGTTGAAGTATCAAACATGGCGGATATAACTGAGATATATTCTTGGTTGTTAACACCAGAAGGCAGTCAGTTTGATTCCGTTATCTTAGATAGTTTATCTGAGATTGGTGAAGTCGTTCTAAATCATGAAAAATCTGTGAATAAAGATGGCCGCGCTGCTTATGGCGAGATGGCTACGCAGATGACCGCATTGATTCGCGCATTTCGTGATCTTCCAGGTAAAAATGTTTTAATGACCGCCAAGGTTGAAAAGTCACAAGACGAAACTGGTCGAATTATGTACGCGCCATCAATGCCAGGTGCTAAGTTAGGACAAACGCTTCCATACTTTTTTGATTTAGTCTTGGCACTTCGCGTTGAAAAAGATGCTAACGGTGTTGCTCAACGCGCATTGATGTGTGATAGCGATGGACTATGGATGGCAAAAGATAGATCCGGAAAACTGCAAGCATGGGAGCAACCAGACTTAGGCGCAATCATCAAAGAAATTGGCGGTGCAAAATGAACATCACCGAATTATCTAACCGCTGGTTAGAATTAAAAGTTCAAGAAGATTACGTTATTTCAGAACGTCGATACATTGAAGATCAAATATCTTCTTTGATGAAGATACAGGAAACGCTCGAAGGCGTTGAAACAAAAAAAAGTGGTAATTTTGTTATCAAAGTTACTGGACGAATTGACAGAAAAGTTAATTCAGAAATGCTACAAGAAATTGCGGCAGAAAATGGATTATCTGAGCATCTATCGGCTTTATTTAGATGGACACCTGCTATTAACATGACAGCGTGGAAAAGATGCTCACCCGAAATAACGAATGTTTTACTTGGTGCTGTTACATCAAAACCTGGTAGACCATCATATAAAATCACAATTGAGGAATAAGTCATGGCATTTTTAGAACAAACATTTAGCGTAGAAGATTTACCAGTATCAACTAATAGTTATGAATTAGTACCAGAAGGTTGGTACACAGCAACTATTTCTGGTGCTGAAATTAAAACAACAAAAGCAGGTAATGGTCAGTATATTAATGTTAAATACACTATTGTTGGTCCAACACATCAAGGACGTATTGTGTTTGGCATGATTAACATTAAAAACCCAAATCCTCAAGCAGAAGAAATTGGTCGCCAACAACTTGGTGAAATCATGCGTGCGATTGGTTTATCTAAAGTATCAGATACCGACCAATTAATTGGTGGAACATTGTCTATCAAAATTAAAATCACGCCAGCTAATGGCAATTATGAAGCATCAAACAGCGTAAATGGGTTTAAAACATCTGGCAATGGCATTGCACTTGCGCCAAAGGCAACATCAATACCACCAGCAGATGGCAAAGCACCACCACCTTGGGCAACTAAATAAGTAACAAAATAAGGGCGTTTAACACACGCCCTTTTTCTTCGGAGTATTTATGTTAATTCCAGAATCAAATCACTCTATATCCGTGCTAGTAGATAAAGCGCATCAGGACAGAAAAGAAAAGCCAAGACCACACATGGGCGGATCTATGCTTGGTCATTCTTGTGACCGATGGCTGTGGCTATCATTTAGATGGGCAGTGCAAGAAGAATTTGAAGGTAGACTGTTAAGATTGTTTAGACGCGGACACTTGGAGGAAGTCACCATTGTGTCAGATTTAAGATCTATTGGCATTCATATTGGCAATACATCTGAGCATCAATCGCGTGTTGATTTTGGATGTCATGTATCTGGATCGCTTGATGGCATTATATTTTCTGGCGTACCAGAAGCACCAAGCAAAAAACACATTTTAGAGGCCAAGACACACTCTTTAAAATCGTTTGATGATCTAGTCAAACATGGCGTAGAAAAGTCTAAGCCGATGCACTACATTCAAATGCAAGTGTATATGCAAGGATCTGGTATTGACCGTGCGCTTTATTATGCTGTCTGTAAAAACGATGATCGTATTTACACAGAGCGAGTCAAATTTGTGCCAGAAATAGCTGAAAAATATATTAGTCGTGGTCACAGGATTGTTAAGTCAGAGCGCATGCCAGAACCACTTAGTTCAGATCCGAGCTGGTACGAATGCAAATTTTGTGCAGCGCATGAGTTTTGCCACAAAACAAAAATAACCAAACACGTTAACTGCCGAACCTGTGCGCATTCAACTGCGATGGATGACAGCACTTGGCGATGTGAACGCCATGACGCGGATGCTATACCAGTAGAATTTCAACAAGTTGGCTGTGACGCGCATGTGTTACATCCAGACCTTGTACCTTATCAACGCAAAGATTCACCAGACGGCAATCATGCGGTTTATGTAATTAATGGTGTAGACGTGATCAATGGTGAAAATGGTTATAAGTCATCAGAGATAGTGGCAAACCCACAAGCGTGCATTAGTAACGATACTTTTATTGCTGATCTTAGAAATATATTTGACGGGAAGATAGTAGGATGAAACTCAGAGATTACCAACAACGATCTATAGATGAACTGTACAACTGGTTTAATGCTGGTCATAAAGGAAATCCTTGCATGGTGCTACCAACAGGATCCGGCAAAAGTCATATTGTTGCCGCACTTTGCAAAGATGCACTTCAACAATGGCCAGAAACTAAAGTGTTAATGCTCACGCACGTTAAAGAATTGATTGCACAAAATGCTGAAAAAATGCGAGAGCATTGGCAAAATGCACCACTGGGTATTTATTCATCAAGCCTAAAGAAAAAACAACTTGGCGAACCAATTACATTTGCTGGCATTCAATCTGTTCGAGATAAAGCGCACCAACTTGGACATATTGATTTAGTCATCATTGATGAGTGTCATTTGGTGTCGCATAAAAATGAAGGTGGTTATCGTAATTTATTATCAGATTTGAGTGTAATCAATCCACAATTGCGCGTGATTGGATTGACTGCAACGCCATATCGTTTGAATCACGGTTTGATTACAGACAAGCCAGCGTTGTTTGATGACATGTTGATGCCAGTCACTATTGAGTATTTAATCAGCAAAGGTTTTTTATGCACTTTAAGATCTAAAGTGACAAAAACAAAACTTGATACCAGTGAAGTGCATAAACGTGGCGGTGAATTTATTGAGTCAGAATTGCAAGCTGCTGTTGATACTGATGATAAAAATAAAGACGTTGTGAGTGAAGTGATTAGGCTTGCTGGCGATAGAAAAGCCTGGTTGTTTTTTTGTTCTGGTATTGATCATGCCGAGCATGTAAAAGATATGCTAATTAGTAAAGGCATCACAGCAGAATGCGTTACTGGTAAAACGCCACAAGCGCAACGCGATAGAATTATTGCTGATTACAAATCCGGTAAAATTAAAGCGTTAACCAACGCCAATGTGTTGACAACCGGGTTTGATTATCCAGATATTGACTTGATTGCAATGCTTCGCCCAACGATGTCTGCTAGTCTTTATGTTCAGATGGCTGGACGTGGTATGCGTCCAAAGTCACACACAGATCATTGTTTAGTGCTAGATTTTGCTGGCGTGGTTGAAACGCATGGACCTATTACAAATGTAAAACCGCCCAATAAAAAAGAAGAAGGCAAAGGAGAGGCACCCGTTAAAGCATGCGATGAGTGTGCTGAATTAGTTGCTATATCAACTAAAGTTTGTCCAGCGTGCGGCTATAAATTTCCAGAGCCAGAAGAAGCATCATTGCCATTAAAACTTAGAAACGATGACATCATGGGTATTGAAGGCTCAGAAATGGAAGTGACAAGCTGGAATTGGCGAAAGCATACATCTAAGGCATCTGGAAAAGATATGCTTGCTGTGACCTATTACGGTGCTTTATCTGATATACCAGTTACAGAGTATTTGTGTATAACTCATGAAGGTTACGCGGGAAGCAAAGCGTATGATTTATTGTTTCATATAGCTAATAAAAGCAATTGTGAAAAAATTTATAGTTGTCATGAAGTGATGGATTTTTCAAATGTATTAAATGCAGCTAATCCACCATCAATAATAGAGTACACCAAAGATGGTAAATTTTATCGCGTAATAAATCGGAGTTGGGATGTATAAAGAACCAGATTTTCTAGTTGAATATAAAAGATTGAAGGCATTGCCACCACCAAAGTGCTGTCATACCTGTGACTTTTACACTAAAAAAACGATGTTTTGCTCAAAATATAATATGAATCCGCCAGAGGATTTTGTGAATACGCAAGACAATTGCCCTAACTACATTGAGGAGTTGCCATTCTGATGACTATTGTTAAAGAAAAAATCCCATCCGAGCATCACGAACAAGCATTGCTTGTACAGTGGGTTAGACGCACATACCCTGGCGTTCTTATTCATTCAATTCCAAATGGCGGTCATCGTAGCAAATCAGCGGCTGCTGCGTTGAAAGTAGAAGGAACAGTGGCAGGAATACCAGACTTGTTTATTCCTGCATGGAAACTTTGGGTGGAAATGAAACGCACCAAAGGCGGTGTTGTCAGTCCAGATCAAAAAAATATTATTGCTTATCTTGAAAGCGTAGGCTACCAAGTCATTGTTGGTAAAGGGTTTTTACATGCTAAGGAACAAATAGAACAATTTATTGTAAAAAATTAACATTTTAATGTTTACTTCGTGAACAGGTATGATATTATTTAACCACGCTTTCAAGAAGGCGAAACAATAATAAATAATTTACGGAGTAAACGACATGAAAAAATTCAAATTAGACGGCATCATTGGAACCATTGATCAATTTGGTTTTATTCAATGGGGTGGCATTGGTTGCCACCTAGAAGGTTTGACAGACGACTGCGCATTGAAAGAAGCAGCTTTAAAAGCAAAATAAATAACAAAAAAAACTGGGCGTAAATATGCGCCCAGTTCGCCCAACTTTAGGAGTAAAAATTATGAAAAAATTTAAAATTGCAGTATCAAACATGGGTGGTTGGAATCACCTAGGCTCAATTGCCGTTAAAGGGGAATTTATCTCTAACGGTTTAATTGGTGGAAGTGATTTCATTGCTTCTAAACGCGCTGATGCAAACCAAAAAGCACAGGATTGTGCTGACTGGGCATCGCAGTTTGATGACCAAATCGGCACAGCATTCTTAGTGTGCCGCAAAACACCTCGTAAGGGGTGGGTTGTTGTGGCTCAATTTTAGGAGGTGTGTTATGTATGAACAAATCACTTTCCAAATTGTCACGCATGACAATTATGAATTGACCGCTGAGGTCAAAGTGTTAATAACTGGTAGCTTTAGAGAAGCTACATTTCATCACGAAGCTGAGGATGAAAGAGAAATTGACATTGAAAATATTGCCATCTTTGATGAAGATGGTGATCCAGTTAATAAGCCATCACAAAGATTACTTCAAATTGTCGAAGAACATATCGACGACAATTTTATTGAGATTTATCGTGGTGCTACCACCATTGATAATTTCCACTCAGATTACAAATTGCGTGATCTGATTTAACGAATACTCCTACCTAGCCGCTAAGACAAGTGGCATTTTTTGAGGTTAACAAAATGATAGACTTTATAAAATTCCTAGACGACTCGGATGTCGCCTATTTGGTTATGCTTGCGCTTTTTTTAGCAATGGCAAAACTCCATTCCAAAGCAATGGAAGAAAACACAAGACTCCGTAAAATTTTGAAAAAGGCAATGAGATGATGAACCCAATAAACCAAATGATTGCAGAAGCAATCAACTCAAAAGATCCAGCACACAATGTTGCGTTGGTTTGCACAGAGATTGTGCGTGGTTTAAGTTTCATTGCTAATGCCATTCCAGACAAGGAAGAACAGGATGCGTTCATTGAAACAGTCAGCAAACAGATCCGTGCTGAGTTGGAAATCCTACAACAAACAACACAATTCGAGGCATAAGACGATGAGCGCAACATTGGTTTTAACTTTAAGTTTTCTTACAGTCGATACCACCATCGACAAGAAAGGCCATACAACGCAAGTTGAACGTATTGCCTACACTACAACGGCAATTCCATATGACACGCGCCAAGCATGCGCCAATGCGCAACAGGAATGGCAGTTTGCTGTTGGTGCTTACCAAATGAGCAAACGCCCAACTCGGATTATCACAGCTGTCTGCAATGACAGCGCAACGGGAGTAATAGAATGAAAGACAACGCAATTATTTGGTGCTTAATCGCATCATTTTTAGCTGGTGGTTTGGTTGGATTTGTTGCTGTGGCAACTATGCATCGTCATTACCATGAGGTTATTAAAACCAGTATTGGTGAATTTATTATTCACGATGGAAAAATTTACAGTGTTTACGAGATGGAACGTAATGTTCGTGGGGAGATGGTGACGAGATGACAAAAGATGAAGTTTACAATCGCCTGCAAATGGCTCAAAAAAACAAAAAGGAAATCAAAAAGGTTAAATTAGACCTTTTAAAAGAGATCCAGCAATTAAAATTAATGCTTCGTGCATTAGAGGAGGAGGAACAATGGGCGAATTAATTTTTTGGACAGGCATTGTGGTTATGATCGTCTGTTTTTTGGTGGAGTACGCTGATGGGAATTGATGACGCAGCGGCACTTATTTTCTTTGTTTTGGGATTAATCTTGGCGGGAATATGGATATACCATTAGTAAAACCGATTGAAGCATTAACGCCAGTACAGAGTGAATGCAAGCATGACCATTGGAGAGTGTATCAAAGTCGTGGGTATCGTGAATGTGACAAGTGCAAAGAACAACGCCCTATTTTTAACGTAGTGAAGCATCAACGATGAACATTAGTCAGATATTTATCAACCTGTCGCCATTCTTGCGCGACAAGTTTACGAGTGAAGTATTCACCTTGGGTTTGGTGCATGAGTTGAATCAAAAGCAATTTGAGGTACGTTGCAAGCGACTTATTCGCCAGCACAATGGTGAAACCAGAAAATTATACAAGGCTCTTTCTAGGCTAAATGCAGCAGAAAGATTAAGATTTTTTGACGTAGTAAGTGGAGTAGATGATGGATCACAAAGAGTTGCAGATTATTAAGCAGATTGTGCGATACAGTGCAAAAACTGGAAATTTTTATCGTGGTGAATCTGATTCGCCAGCTAAGTTTGCAAATAAAAACAAGCACGCAACAATTTCATTTCGGAGAGGTGAAATTAATTGCACTTATCCAGCATGGAAAATTGCGATTTACATGTCGCATGGGTATTGGCCAGACGATGGCGATACTTGCGAGTATGTCGATGGCAATATAAAAAATTTGAGTTTGAGCAATCTGCGCGTTATCCATTTTGGTGATGACGAAACAACGGTGATGGATTACTGCATTGATAACCAGCTTGAGTATCGATATGTGTCACTAAAAATGCGCAAAGAAAAAAGGATCAGAAGAAATGTCGGTGGGATGTCGTACTGGTTTTATAAAAAAGAAGACTTTGCACGCCAGTGCAGAAATTTAAAAAAGATTGATGTTGAACAGGTAAAAAAACCAAGTATTGGCAGACGCAAAAACCAGAACTTTAGAGATTTTTTAAAAACACACATGATTGTGCCAAAACGGTGGGAGATGACTTTATGTTAAAAATAGATCAAAAGATTGTTGGCTACAAAGTAGTTGATAAGACAGAAGAAAAAGTAGTGTTTGAGATGATACACGAGAATTTTCCTCGACCACCGCATTTGACGGGTACAACGTATAAAGTAAAAACGCCACAAAGCGAACACGCTCTGTATATTACGATTAACGATATGGTGCTTAACGGTGACGAGCGTCACCCGTATGAGATGTTTATTAACTCAAAGAACATGGAACACTTTCAGTGGGTGCTTGCATTAACACGCTTAGTGTCCGCAGTGTGGCGCAAAGGTGGTGACAGTACGTTTTTAGTTGAAGAACTCAAGAATGTCTTTGACCCAAAGGGTGGTTATTACAAAAAAGGCGGTGTGTATATGCCATCGCTCGTAGCAGAAATAGGAACAGTTATCGAGCAACATTTAATAAGCATAGGTGTTATTAAAGTTGAAGTGGATGAACACATGGAAAAGTTTATCAAAGCAAAGCGTGAAGAAGTAATGGGAAGTGAAGAAACTGGATACCCTGCTAATGCAACCATGTGTGTTGAGTGTAATACGAAAGCTACAGTAATGATGGACAACTGCAAAGTCTGTTTATGTTGCGGCAGCTCTAAATGCAATTGAGAGGTAAGCGTGGTTGATTTTATACTGGGTATGGTGGCTGTGATAGTTATTTGGTTTGCGATTTGTGTTTACTTATTTATTTCTGAGGATTGGTGGGTGTTATGAAACAATGCGAGGAAAAACTAACCATGCGTCAACGTTTAGAGGAATACAAAAAAGGCTATGCGCAAGCTGAAAAAGATTTAAAGCGTGAACCTTTGAGTGATGATGAAATTTTTAACATTGGATACAATGCAGGATTCACTCTTGACCATGTTGAAAATGATGATGATGGTTCTGTCTACGGATTTTTAAACGAGTATGGTTACATTGATAATAATCCATATTTTAAGTTTGTTAGGGCAATAGAAAAAGAACACGGTATTGGAGTAGAAAATGAGTAAAGAAACTATTTACATTGATGCAGTCACTAAGCTAAATGAACAAGATGTTGTTATTGATGAACTGACTTCACTACTTGAAAGAGTTTTATTTGCTTGGTCAATGGGTAGACCACTATCAGAAGAAAATGATTTGTATATGAATGCCCATTATTATTTAAAAGGATTGAAAGATGAATAAAGAACAAGCACTCCGCACCATAAAACTGCTGTCAGCATTAGAGGCTTATGCCTTTATGATTGAAAAGTTTATGCCAGATTATCTGCACGACGAGCTTATAACAATTGTGAGTGATTTGGAAAGCATCGTGCTTGATAAGCCAATTGAAACCGATTTTTTAACAGCAAGAAAATACAGCGGAAATGAATACACAAATCCGCACAAACACAATGATAGCTTATTGCAAAGCGTTGCACTAAAGGAAACAAAATGAAAATTGAAATTAAGAAGTTAGACGAAAAAGTGATACTACCGGCTTACGAAACAGCAGGTGCAGCGGCTGTGGATTTACGCGCCAACATCACCAAGTCAATCAAGCTGGACTTAGGCGAAACGGCATTGATTCCTACAGGAATTGCCATCAACATCAATGACGATAAAGTGGCAGCGGTAATCTTACCTCGTAGTGGTCTTGGGCATAATCATGGTATCAAACTCGGCAATAGTGTTGGCTTAATTGATAGCGACTACACGGGAGAGCTTAAAGTGTCAGTAAAGAATACAGGTACTGGTGTGTACAAGATTAATCCGCAAGACCGCATTGCTCAAATGAAGTTTATCCCTATTGTGCGAGCAGAGTTTGTAGAAGTTGAGGAGTTCAGTAGTAGCACTGAACGTGGCGAGGGTGGTTTTGGGAGTACAGGTAATGATTAGTACAACAGCTTATATTTTAATTATCGCTGTCACCACTCACGGTGAGCTTACACAATCAACAATCGAATTTGCAGATAAGTCTTCGTGTGAAAGCGCGGCAGTTAGACAGGATTTTGCATTTAAAAATTTGCAATTTGCAGGCAGATGGAATCTAACCTGTCACCCTTATCAACTTAATGGAGAGAAGAAATGAGCGAAGCTAACAAAAAGTATGTGTGTATTTTAAAAGAGATCATAAATGGCGGTGATGTAGTTACAACACGAAACCATGAAGTGTACTCGCATGTTAATTTGCCCAATGTGACGTTTACGACAACACCATTAGTTACACTGCGCAAGACAGCATGGAAAAAAGCGTTGCGCGAGATGGAGTGGTTTTTGTCGGGCAAAGCTACTTGCCCAGATGAGTTGCTTGATTGGTGGGATGGTCAACTGGATGTTGAAAACCTTTTGCTTAATGGTTATGGTCAGCAACTTAGACACAGCATATTTTTTAACTCAGAATATTATGAACACGATAATTTTGACCAAGTAAAATTTATCCAAGACGCGCTAAAAAACAATCCAAACAGTCGCAGATTATTAATGACAACATGGAATCCTGGTGAAATGGCAAATATTACCAAAGCAAACAACAATACCAACACACCAACGTGTTGCCATAGCATAATCGTGCAATTCTTCGTGCGTAACGGACGTTTGAGCATGAAGTCATATCAACGTAGTGCAGATATGCTTCTTGGCGTACCGCACAACTGGATACAATCTTGGGCGATGCTTCTGTGGTTTGCACATCACGCTGGATTGAAAGTAGGATCCATGACATGGATGTGGGGAGATGCGCATATTTATAATGAGCAGTCGCATATTGATACAGCAGAAACTATGATAAGTTTTTACACCGGCATGGATGAAGTAAAAATGGTTTACACGCCAACCAGTGAAGAATTTAAAGCATCAGACTTTACCATTGTCGGTGACATACCAGATCCAATTGTTAACACTCGACCTAAATTGCTTTAATGGCTAACAGTAGACTTTGCGAGATCTGCCATTTAGAAAAACCGGTGTTACTTTTTGCACGCGGTAGCGGTATTTGCAAAGTCTGCAATATATCGATTGGCGTGCAAGAAACAAATATGCGTAAAAAACGTGTAACAACATCAAAGATAAACAACAAAATGTGCAAAAAGTTTTTACAACAACACACAATCATGCCGAAAGTTTGGGAGATGACACTATTATGATTACACAACAAGAAAAGCAGATGTATTATGGATTCACAGGCGACTCAGTTCATACGTCAACAACAGATACAGTACACGCACCAAAGCATTACCAAGGCGACGAATGCATATTGGCGATGGAAAAGATGCTAGAACATGACGAGTTTCGTGGGTTCTTGCGTGGAAACATTTTTAAGTACATGTGGCGATACAAAGATAAAAATGGCATCGAGGATCTGCGCAAGGCAAATTGGTATTTAGATCGCTTAATTAAGTTTGAGAATTTTTAATGAAAGATTGGCTTTCAAAAGATCATCCCGAAGAAACTATTTTAGTCATTACTAAAGAACGATGCGCTGAGTATATGGAATTGCTAAAATGGCTTGCTGATAATCCAATGGATCCTGTCAGCGTAAGCAATCTAGTATTAAGCAGGCGAGAGAGATGAAACCAAAAATTAAAAAGGTAGGCAATTATTGGTTTTGCTATACCGACTTTTCAATAGTCGCTTCTGGTACTACGCCAGAGGCGGCATTTAACAAATGGATGGCATTAAATGACAATCAAAGAATGGTTTATTGATTTATGGGAAGGCATCAGAATTGTTTTATGGTTCTTCTGTGCGCTAACTTTTATAGGATTTATGGTTAGATTATCTTATGAAATAGCCAAGTTTGGCTGGAACCTGTTTTGATTCCAGCCATGATGGGAGTAACTACTCAGTTGCTCCCATTTTATCACCAGGTATATTTTTGTATTTATGCTCAGAAATATCTGGTCCTTCAAGCATACGTTCGTGTTTTCCAATATCGTAATTGATTTCTTTATCTTGATTAGCTTCTTGACGAGTTTGCTGTAAATTAGAAGCACCCATTGTTAAACCACCTTCTACATGCTCAGAAATATGCGCACCAGTTATTGCTCGTGCATCATAATCTTCTAACGCTTTAACAGCGGCAGCTACATCATGCGGATCTTTTGACATCAAAAGCTCAGACACTTTATGCGCTATCTTGTCCGGCATTACCGCTCTGTTGGCAACTCTAGCGGCTATGTTTTGTAAAGATTTCCAAGGTCCTACTCCAGACACTGCATCTGTAATAGCAGCATCAAAAGCCGGTCCTTGCTCAAAACGCTCACGAGATTGTATTCTGCGACCAGTTTGCGCACCTCCCATTATCTGATTAGCTTGCTGAAATAATTGAGATTCACGAAGAAGTGCCGATTTATATAAATCAAAATGCGCAGGACTATCAAATAATTCTTTTAAACTTTTTTGCGTTTCTGGTGACTCAATTACTCGTGCAGCCGCGTTCATGTTACTACTTGGATCCATAACAACGCTGTGAATATGACGCACTACACCGGTTTTAAACGCTTCTTTTTCTGCATTACTCATTTTCCCAAGCATGCTTTGAATTTCTTCATGATCTAAATGTGGAAAATCTTTGTAACCTGCCTCCATAGCATTAATAACTTCTTTGTCACCTGCATATTCACGTCTGGCTGTTTTATATGCAGGAACCGCGTCGTCAAGTTTATTTAAAAGCACTTCGCGCATGTCTTTTAAATTATAAGCATCTGTACTTTTACCTGCTTTAAATAACGAGTTTATTTGAGCGTCAATGCCTTTTTTAATGTAATCAAGTGTTCTCACGTCCGGCAACGTACTTACAACAGTTTCTCCTGTTGCCGGATCAGTAGAGTAAATATTACGCAATTCATATTGAGATGGATCTTCACCATTAGCTCTGGCAACCAATTGTTTATCTTTTGCTATCTGCTGACCTTTTCTGAAAAACGATTGAAATCTAGGTGATACTAATAGTTCATTAATAAATGGATTA